CCCCTTCATTTTCCCCCTCCATTTTCTTCAAACTTACACCTAATTAGTCTAAAATTTGTAGGGGTTCTATCCAGAAAGAGATAGAATTCAGAAGGCATAGGGATAAATAAAAACTCTCCTTCACTGCAGTTAAGAACCTCTGGGATGTATCCACTCCCCTTGGTTATAACCGTTAGGTAACTCCTATTGTTTACTGGGTGGACTTCAACTAAACACCTATGGAGTTCTCCATCGTAATAACTGCCGACAAACTTGCCAGAAGAGACCTCCTCTGCCCATTTTAATTCTTTTGTTATATCCAGAATATTAAAAGTAAAGTCTTCCAGCCTATATCGTTCCCTTAATATACCCTCACAGACTTTATAAATTAATGTAGCTTTTTTCATCGCCGTTGTTTCCCTCCATGCTTTTTCTATATTTACCCCGAATTCAATCGGGAGGGAGAAGGCAAGACCTGTAATGTACATTACAAGCCTTGCCTTGTCACAGTGTTTTGCCACAGCTATACCTTGGCTTCAACTAACGATGTACTACAGGTTAGGCATCCCAGCGCAGCCCCAGGTTTAGCCCAGGCATTCAATCCACATACAGGACAGGTATACTTTGCCCTTTTTCCGCTCCGTCCTGGACTTCTTTGCCTCTCAGATTCTCCTTGCCCAGGTTCTCCTTGGCCTCCCCCGCCCTGTCCTTGGCCAGGACTAGGGGGTTCAGGATTTAGGGGGACAGCCATCCAAGGTAGAATAGCATCCTCTGGTAATTCAGCTATAGCCATCTCTGCCTCTCCTTTTGGAACAAGGAAAGTTTGGACGGCTTGACCTGGAGCGCCTTCTTCGCCGTCATCTCTCACGCATTTAAGACCTAACTCTTCCGCTTTTGCAATCCACTCGCTGTTATGGTATCCGTTCCTTGACGGCTTCCCTTTTTCCCACTGCCATAAATGTACCATCTCATGTATTAAGATATGCATCAGCTTAACAATATCGCTGCCGTCCATATGATTAGCATTGATAGCAATCTCATGGACTAAGTCGCCTTCGTCGTTTCTCCACTTTGCAGGAGAGAAGTATCCACCGATAACATTGGAGTTCCTGGAGAAAGTCAGCATAACTCTTGGTAAAGTACCCAAAAATAGCTTACCATTAAAAAAGTCAAAGGCTTTTTGATGAGCTTGATTTAATTCTATAGTTGGCTTTTTCATTTTTAGCCTCCTTAAAATTTCTTTTTTGGCTGCCAGCCCTTGGGACGGTGAGAGTTCTTAATTCTCTTTGCTTCAACTATAATAACCTCGTCCTCTTCAAAGTCATCGCCGATGTAGATGGTATCGGGGACGCCGTTGCCGACCGCTGCTGTTCCAACTAGAAAGTCCATAACTACATTAGCAAAGTCATTGCCCGCCCTATTGTTTTTTAGTGCTCCCCAGATACCAGAGAATATCGGGTCATCATAGTCTTTAATGACAAAATATGCGGTCATCATATCGCCTTTAATCTCAGGTATATCTACACCAAAGCAAGCGATAACTCTGCAAGGCCTACCTTCAGATTCGCTTTCCGCTGTTATTCTATATATTTTTTCATGCCTCCGCTTTAACGATGTACCGCTACGTTCACAAGCTGGGATTGATGCATCCATTAAAATTGTCAGCGCTGGCTTCCTATCTTCTTCCTTTACCCATTCTTCAAAGCATAACTCTTCCCTTGCAATATAGTCTTCAACTACCAGGTCACCGCCATCGGATTTAACAGTGTTCCACTTCCAACTTCTTCTGTATGTTTCCTCATATACTTCTGTAAGATTATCAAGGTTTACCTTTTCAGACATTGCCCTTCTGAAATCCTCAAAAGCCTCCAGGCTGGGGTCATCATCTTGATAAGCAGTTAACTTATAGTCCCCCTTAAGAATATGAGGACAAAGGTCTAGGATATGCATGAAGAATTTCTTGGGTTTTTGCTGAATATATTCTTCTGGAGTTATCATCTTATTTCTCCTCTGAATCCATTGCAACTTTTGTGTGTTCAGCTTTAGATAGAGGACTAAGAAAAGCCAGTTCAAAAGCCCGTTCTTTTTTCAATCCGATTTGAATTAATTTAGCAGCTTGAATTAATCGCCTGGTAGACGGGTCAAAAGAGATGTTATTTTCTCTTATTTTTCGCCGTAAAACACTCAGTTGTTCCAAGAGATATAAACTTTCTTCTTTATTCAGCCCCATTTTTTCTAGGACGCCCTTTTCGACCCCAGAGTCATATTCCATTCTATAACAAATAAACCTATCAAGGAGGCTGTCATCAGCCCTTTTTGCTCCTGTATATTGCTTATTGAATTGCCGTCCTGTAGTATTAGCAGCGGCTACAATTCTACACTCTGGGTGGACTTTAATCGTTCCCTTTGGAGTTTCAATTTTTCTGGTATTAGGCTCGGTGATAGAGTTTAGTCCCAGGATGACGTCACTATCAGCCCCAAAAATTTCATCTATGAATACTATTTGAGGTTTTTGAATAGCTTTTAATAGCTGCCCTTCTACAAAGTCAGAGTGTCCATCAAAAATTTGTTCCCTTCCAAAGACCTGGGAGTACCTCATCCCCCCAGCCATTGAAAAGGTGAAGAAAGGCATATCCAGCGCAGCGGCAACTTCCTGAAATAACCTTGACTTTCCGCATCCAGCAGCCCCAGTTAATAATACCTGGACTTTATTTTTTACCAAGGTAGTTATCTCGTCAAAGACTTTTGGTTTAATATAATCTGGACTTTTAACCTTGTGTTTAGGGGTGGACTTTTTAACAACCTCTATATTCTCCAGGATTAAACCTTTCAAGTCTTCAATGTGCTTTACGTCAATAACTTCAGCTAACTGCTGGAGTTTATTTTGGAGTTTTTCTATTATTATTTTTCCATCTTTTTCAGCTTCTTTAGAAGACGCCTTTTTCCTTGGCTTCTTTTTTTCAGCCTTAGATTCTCCTTCAGTTTTATTTTCCGTCTTTGCTGGCTGGCCGTCTTCATCCTTGACAAGTTTAAATCCAGAGATGTAATCTGCAATCATCTCAGCAGCCAAGGCCATTTTTCCTTGTTCAATAAAATTTAAGATTCTTTCAGCCGTTTCGTAATCAAGCTTGCCGTCGTGCGCTAACTCCATCCAGTTGGCATTTTTGTTGCCATACTTTACGCACCACGACCATATCCTTGTTGCTTGACTCCACTTTGCTTGTCTACTCATCTCTCCCCCTTTTTAAACATAGTGAATATTAGAGAATTACCGTCATCATAGACGGATAACTTCTCTATCTTGGAGTTATTTTTGAGTAATAACTCCATCCCTTGCTTTACTGCCTTATCCAGAGAAGAAAAGCCTTCTTTAGACATAGGCAGCCCTTCAACCTTAACTCCTAAGAAAAACATTTAGCCTCCTAAAATAATTTATTACCCTTATCCATAGGCCAGGAAGTTTTAGCCCTAAGAAAAAGGACTAAAGCCCCTAGCCCAACTGCTAGCCAAAAAATAATCTTTATCTCTGTCAATCAGCCTCCTATCGGTTAACTAGTTCTTATTTAGTTAACCATTGTCAATTTTGTCATTATCGTAATACATCTTATTTAATTTGTCAATACCCAAAGCAAAAAAATTTTCTCCCCTTGCCAGCCCCCCTAATACACTATAATATAGTTAACTTAGGCATCTATATTATAGTCTGACAATAACATAACATAGGCATAAAAAAATTCCCCCGCCCCCCCTAATAACACTATTATATAGTTAGCTTCTATAATACATAATTATATAGTTAGGACATAACACTATTATATAGTAAGGACGAGATAAAGAAGGTATTAGGACGTAATACATATGTTTAAACTTTATAATTTAGTCCTTAATACTATATATTTATGAGGTAATAACACTATTATTTAGTTAATAATAACACTATTATATAGTTCTAACACTGTTATTATAGAGTTCTAACAATATTATCTGGTTATTTGGGGGGTTAGCACTCTATATTGTAGGGAAAAATGTTATATACTATATATTGAGGTTATTAGTAGACATAATAAATGTTATACGACATCTACAATCTTGATAGTAAAGGTAGGGATTAAATAGTTGGGTGATTTTTTTGAGGCCGCCGCCATGATACCTGGTATAAGCCTCTGAAGATATGGGAATGGGGGGGTATGGGAAGTTTGGAGGGACGCCCCCCGCCCCCGCCCTCCCCTACACGGTATAACATATTTTCTACTCTAATTGGCCTCTCCCTTGTCCTCATTGTACTCACTCTTAATAGTGTCCTTAATAGAGGCGAGTTCTTCTTCGCTTACATCCTTGAAGTCCCATTTCTCTACGAATTCCCAGAATGCCTCTCTCTTCTTCGTTAGAAACCTCACTTCCTCTGTAGCGTAGGCGTGGTATTCGTCAAATATCTCCATTCTCCCTGCTATATAGTCCTTATAGGCGGGGTTTAGGACGGCTTCTTCGACAAAGCTAACGATATATTTAGGAGGGTTGGTGGACAAGGAGGGACTTGAACCCTCATCTCTCAGTTTGCAAGACTGACGCTTTCCCATGTTAAGCTACCTGCCCTTATATTGGTAGCAGGGGCGGGAGTCGAACCCGCTTAAGATGGCGTATGAGACCATCAAGATTCCAAACCTTCCCCCTGCATTATGTCCATAGGTAAAGATAATATTTTGCGAACAATTCCAGACCCTTCTGAATTTCCTTGGCATAAGGCTCAACATCGTCAACTTCCATTATTATATTAGGCCATTCTGTAATTATTTTAAACGCTCTGCACATTGTATTCAAGACTTTATTCCATTCTGCTTCGCTCATCTCTGGGGGATGCCAGCCCTTAACGTCTTTTTCTATAAAGCGATGGAGGCGGGGGTAAATAAACTTAGCTATTGTAACATCTAAATTCCACAGGTCTCTGTCGGAGTATCCCCTAAATAACTTCTGGAGGAAATACTTCATTGAGGCTATAGCCTCCCAGATTTTCCAGCGCAGCCAATAAAAGATTAAACTCATTACCGCTTTCTCTCTAGCCCTACCCTCTTTAACTCTGTCTCAGGATTCATTATGCTGCGGGCAATTTGACGGTGGAGAATCTCGTCCATACCGATTTTCTGGACTACTTTTCTGTAGACATCCCTTACTCTCCTTGGAGTCTGCGGCTCTTGAATAAGGTCTTTGAACGGGGGGAATTTAAGAGCTTGGATAATAATTAATCTTTCCTCTGAACTTAAATCTATCATCATAATACTATTATTATAACTTATGTTAACTACTTTGTCAAGGACGTCATAGATGTTATGTAACTTGACAAACTACAATATATAGTGTATTATTATTAACGCACCGCAGGTGGTTGATGATGGCTGAACGTATTATTGATGGCATCCCTGTTTATCTTCCTAATAGAGAAGGGATAAACAGTAAAGAACTAAGAGTTACCCCCAAACCACGGAAGACGAAAGATAAGCCATTCCCCCGCTTGAATAAAAGGCAGAAGGACGCATTGAAAGAATTGATGCGCTTAGGGAAACGAGGAAGAGATATTACTAGCCCTGTAGTTCAAAGGCAGGCGGCCATCAATGCTGGTTATTCAGAAACATATGCCCCTGTGGCTATGGACAAATTGTTAAGGCGGAAGCCTATAGCTAAAGCATTGGACAAAGAGGGCATAACCGATGACTTCATTGCCAAGGTTATTAAAGAAGGGCTGACAGAACCAAAGAATCCTAAGAATCCTAAACTTAAAGATTATCACGCTATTCATAAGTTCGTTCAGGAGGCTAATAAGTTGAAAGATAATTATCCGACCCCAAAGATAGAACAGGAATCCAAGGTTGTCCATATCCACTTAACGGCGGATGATTTTGATGCCCTGCGCAGATATAAGGAACTTAGAAATGGAAACAAAGAATAAAGAAAGTAAGACTAAGGTCTATACGGCAGAAGATATTCCAATGTCCTACTATTATTTTTGCAGCAAGTGTTTTAGTTATCACCCTATCGGTGTTAGCTGTGAAAGAGAAAAAGAAACCCCAGAAAATACCTGCCCCCTTTGTGGGCGAAGATGGACTGATGATTAGTGATTGATTTTTTAAAAACGGAAGCGTGGCGGAATAAGCCTGCTCACGGGTTAACGCACTCACCCATAGGTGGACGGCCAAGTGGCATACAGACCTATGGGGCTGAGGTTCTCCGTCCTAAACCATATGGCCAAAGGATGGCAGTGAGGGCACGGAGTTGGGAGTATGCAATAGCCTCCCCGCTTCCACAGTAGCGCTAAGATGATTAATATACACGCTGAAAAAGACCTTCCTGACCCAATAAAAAATCCTAAATGGTGGATAGAGGCGTGCTTGTCTGACCTTTTCTTTTTATGCACCGTTGTTCTTCGGCATGGAAAGAGAAAGGAATATAAAGACTTCAACTGGATTCATATGAAACTCTGTGACTTTTTAGATATGGATAAAAATCCAGTTCCTCAAAAAATGGTATTGATGGGAAGGGATATGTTCAAAAGCACTATTGCCAGGGCTTTTATTCTGCAATGGTTTCTAAAAAAGGCTTACAAGAGAGAGGATGGAAAAATATTTATTTATGGCGGGAAGATAGAGCTTCCCCAAGACCACCTAGCAAGGGTAATAGAGGAGATTCTTAAAAACCAACTCTTACAAGCCTTCTTTCACCAATGGATTCCCAATAGAAGGAAAGACTTTGATGTTATAGCTCTGGATAAGGGAAGGCTTCGTTATAAAGGCATAGAGATTGACGTAGGAGCACCAGAGAGCCCCTTGACTGGACACCATTACGAGGGCGGAATTAATGACAACCTGGTTAATGAAATCAATGTTAGAACCCCTGAGATGAGAAAAAAGATTGTAAGCCTATGGAGGGCTCAAGAATCTATTCTTATCGAAGATGCCTGGGAGCTTGTTTTTGAAACTACGTGGGAAAAAGATGATGTCTCTGGTGTTGTTTTAGACCCAAGGGGGAAATTTAATTATAAAAAGCTATATAGAAACCCTGCCTTTACCTTCATTTCAAATACTGGTTATGCCGTCTTTAGCTGCCCAGCCAGAGGGAAGGATGGAAAGCCAGTGATACCAGGGAAGCTAGACGAAAAATACCTTGAAAGAAAAAAGATGAAGCAAGGCTCTTATCTTTTTAATCGCCTCTATGAGCTTCAGCCAGTATCTGAAGACGAGTTATTTTTTAAAGACAGATGGCTTAAATATTATAAATATCTCCCAACAAGCTTTATTAGAAATATTTCAGTAGACTGCGCTGGAACTAAAGGAAAAGACAGTTCTTATTCTGCTGTAACCATAGCCGATACAGACCCGAAGGGGAATCAATATATAAGCTATGCTAAAAAAAAGAAGGTTTCTATCCTGGAATTAATGACTTGGGTAAGGCAATTAATTGTAAAATCAGCCAAAGAAAAGAAGCCAGTGACTTACATTGTGGTAGAAAGAGAGAAATTTGGGATAGCCTTGGCCGAAATAATGGAGGATAGATTTCCAGATGTTTACACCTGGGAGGTAAGCATCAGGGGGAGGCCACGAGAAGTAAGAATGGAGAGGTTAGCGGCCATGTTTGAAGCTGGGAAAATATTATTAAAGCCAGGGCTTGATGAGCTAGAAGAAGAATTGAGGGAATATCGAAGAGGCGATAACAGGAATGTAGACCTTTTGGATAGCCTCTTTTATCAAACCGAGACAAAAATTATTCCGAAAGAAATAAAAGCGGAGGAAGCCTTTGAGGAAGATGATGATTTTGCCGAGCAGTTGAAAAAAGAAAGAGGTATTTATGATGGCGACCTCGAAAGGTTTGTAAGGGCAACGTTTTAGGAGGAAAAATGCTTTATTTATTTATAATCGCAACGCTTTCAATAGTGGGGAACATAGTGTCTTTATTTCTTCATTATCGAGAAAAGAAAGATGTTTTTGACAGATTTATGGCTCGAAATTTTAACGAGTATCTATATCTTAGGCAAGTACCGAAGGTGAAAAAGATAGAGAAGGAAGAGCAATCTCCTCAGGGCGAACCTACGGTTATCTCACCAAAAGAAGCGCTTCTTAAAAGAAAGGCTAAGGAGTTTTAATTATGGCGACAAAGAAAGAGTTTAAGCCAATAGGCTTTAGTGACCAAACTGAAGACCAAAAATCATTAGTTGATTTCATTAACAATCAATGGAAATCCCACCCCTTTGTAAAAAATTACCATGGAAAATGGGAAGAATATATAGCATGGTGGGAGGGAGACCAGTATAAAATCTATAACGAAGCGTCACGCAAATTAGAGGACGTAACCCCCTTTATAGACAGGGAATACAAGAACGTCTACAACCGAATCATGCCTTTAATCAGGCAGGTATGGGGAGAAATAAGATATCCTCATGAGTTTTATTGTATTCCAAATACTACAGAAAGGGAAGACATTAAGGCGAGTAAAATCGCATCTTTATTGATAGAGTATACCAATGAGTTAAGGCAATTCAATCGGAAGATAAATAGGGCAAAGCTATGGGCTCTATTGACTGGGGTTGCCTATTGGAAAGAATGGTGGAATGAAAATCTTTATGGCTTAGCAAAGGCTGGAGATGGGAACGTAAAGGTTAAGGGCGATATAGATTGTGACTATGTCAACCCCTTTAATGTAAGACCAGACCCAATGGCTGCTAATCGTGAAGGCTGGAGATGGTTTATAGAGGGAAAGCGAGTTCCTAAATCTGAACTTGAAAAAGAATTTGGCCTTGAAACCGATACGCTTCCAAGTTCTCCTAGGCCAGCATCATCGGAAGCTCATCTTTTCGAGAGGGAAAACCTTGAATATTCAGATGAAGACACTGTTATAAGAATAGAATTTTGGCAGAAACCTACAGAGAAGTATCCAAGAGGAAGGTTTATAGTCGCAACGGATAGCGGTTGGTTGCTTCATGTCGGCGATAATCCCGCCCCAGACCATGAGATTCCTTATTTCCAAATTCCTGGACTGTTACCAATAATTGGCGAACAAGTTTATGATAGCGCTGTTAGAATCGGCCAGCAGGCACAGCGGCAATTTAATAGATATTGCAGTATGGTAGATGAACATATTGCAAATTTCAGGATAAAGGCCATGATTCCCTTCGGCTCTCTCAGGAAGGGAGAGTTACAAGCCTTTAGAAGAGCAAATGTTGACTACGTTATTTTTAATCCAAGGATGGGCGGAAATCCTTATTACCAATCCCCACCCCCTATTCCAGAAACAATAATTACTTGGCTTCATTTCCAAGAAAATGAACTTCAGATGCAGACATCGGTAAGAGAGACTAGCTACGCAAGGCTTCCCAAATATTCAAGTCGTGCACCAGCGGCATTATTCGAGGGATTAAGACGGCAAGATGTTTCTGTTTTATTACCGATGGTTGAAGAAATTGATGAGACGTGTAAAGAAGTAATGAAATTTAGACTGAAATTAATAAAAAAACATTATGACCTTCCAAGGCTAGTAAAGACCGTAGGGAAAAACAAGGAAGTTAATATTAATTATTTCTCAGGGACAGACCTGAGAGACAATACTGACATTAGAGTAAAAAGTGGAGTCAATATTTTTACCACCAGAAAGAAGAAAGAAGATGTTGTTATGGCTCTTATTGAGAAAGGAATAATTCAAGACCCGCAAAAAGCCTTAGAATTACTTGATATTAAAGACCTTGATGAATACATGGAAGATGAATTTATTGACGAAAGGCAGGCATGGCGGCACATAGAAATTATGAAACAAGGAAAAGCCTATATAGCAGCCAACCCAGAAGATAATCACGAGGTTCATTATAGGGTGTTTAACAATTTTAGAAAAAGCGAGGAATTTGACACGCTGCCAGATAAGGCTAAGCGGTTTATCTTGCAAAGAATACAGGAGCATAAAGGCTATATGAATGCAGAAGCCCAACAAGAACAGGCTAATGCAGAGGCTCAACAAGCGGGGCAGCAGCAAGAAGAACAGACCCCAGAGCAGCCTCCAGAACAGGCTGGCGGGGCTATGCCCCCAGGAGCAACACCTGAAGATTTAGCTGCCTTATTACCGCTTATAATGCAAAGTGAATAATTTTTTTTCGTAGCCTGTTGACAAAGTGGGTCATATATAGTATTGTATTAGATAGTTAGGCCACATATTGTGGCTTAACCATAAAGGAGGTTTGATGATGGGAACTGATTCATCCCAAAAAACAGAACAGGCTAATGAGCCCTCTGGAGTTGCGGATGCCTTAAGAATGTTTGCTGAGGAACAGGCAAAATCTGAGACGCCTCCCCAAGAAACAGAGGAAACCCATCAGCCTCAAGAAGAAGCAACCAGCACTGAAGAAGCTCCGCCAGAGGAAGAATCTGAAGCTGAATCTGAAAAAGAGGAATCATCAGCTAGTTTACCAGAACCATTCAAATTAGTGGTTGACGGTAAAGAGATTGAAATTGATGACCCCGAAAAGCTCAAGACTTACGCTCAGCAAGGCTATCATTATAGCCAAAAAATGGCCGAGCTAAAGAAGTCTGAGGAAATGATTCAGGACATCCTCAAAGCTATGCAGGAAGGACGACTCGCAATTAACCCTCCTGGTCAAAAGCCATCCGTCAAGGAAGAGGCCGCAGAAGAAGAATTGGAAGACCTGGATGAACTTGATGACCCTGAACTTGCCAGAGAGAGAAAAGAAAGACTTAAGCTTCAGCAAGACTACAATAAGCTGAAAGAGGATTTCAAAATGCTTAATCAGCTTGTTGTAACAAAATTTGTTGAAGACGTTCATCAGCAGATGACCAAGGAAATAAACTCTCTTAAAGAGAAGTATCCTATGGCCGATGATGACAAGGTCTGGAATTTCCTGGCTGAAAAAGACCCGCTCACCAAGAAACCCAAATACACTATTGAAGAAGCCGTTAAGATTTCCCATGAAGCTGAGTCTAAAAAGTTCAAGGAATTCTTGAAAACCAATCCAGAGTTCCACAAAAAGACCGAGGAGGAAAAGCAAGCGATTATCGCCGATTATCTTAAAAAGCAAGAGGAGAAAAAAGCCCCCGTATCCTCTCCTTCCCAAACTATCGCACAAAAAACAAGCGATATCAAAAAAGAGGAAAAAGAGGGGATTAAAGGAATGGGCGATGCTATTGAAAGATTCAACCAATGGTATAAAGGGCAACAAAAGGCTGGAATTTCAACCTAGGAGGACACGACTTGTTCGACTTAAACACTGAAGAAAAACTTTTTAATGAGTTTATTATCCCTGGAGTTACCGCCGAAATTAAGGCTCGCTCTAAACTGTTTGACCGAGTCAAGAAAAACTACAAGAAAGTTGATGTTTCTGGTAAATATGCCAAACAGAAACTCTTGTTAGCTGGCTCTCAGGCAACTGGAGCAAGGAGCAATAGTTCCTATCCTACCGCACAAGAAAGCTCAGTGGACGAGGCTATTATCTACATCAAGAGAGCCCAGATGTTCTCTATGCAGTTTGATGGCTTAGCCCTGGAAAGTGCAAAGGGTAAGGGCACTCCTGTTGATGCCTTCAATTTTGAGCAGGAAGGACTCTTTATACAGGTCTCGGAAGACCTTAGTCGTCAGTTAATGCTGGATGGTTCTGGCCATTTAGCTCAAATTAATGGTGACGTTACCGCTTCTGCAACCGTGACTGTTGATAGCCCCTATTATTCCAAGGCTACCATCTTCTTAAAGGCTAATCGAGTTCTCGATGGTGACCCTGCAAATGGTGATATTGATAGTGTCGCTATTTCAAAAGTTGATTCCGACACTCAAATCACCATGAAATCTGCGGTTACCATTCATGATGACGATTGGCTCTTTGGGGAAGACACCTACACCGCAAGTGAAACTTGGGGTAAGGGTGAAATGATGGGGCTTGCTGGTATTATCTCAAATGCTGACCCCCCAGCCCCTAATGACAATGGCCTTCAAGGTCTTGCCGTTGGTGATTATCCTGAATGGGCGGCATATGTAGATGACCATAGCGGAACTCCCAGAGACCTGACTGAAACCATGATGACCAAGGCTTTCGATGAGATTTCGATGTATGCCGAGCCTTCTGTCATTCTCACCACTCATGGTGTGAGACGCTTTTATGCTAACTTGCTCACCAGCTACAAAGGAATTTACAACCAGAAAGTTCTGTGGGGTGGATGGTCTGGACTTCCTTTCGTCTATGATGGAAGAGAAATCCCCGTTGTTGTAGATAAGTTCGTGCCTGATGGCTGGATGTTTATCGTTTCTGAAAAACATCTAACTCTCTACGCAACTACCCCTGGAATTATTTCCTTTGAAAAAGGAACTGCTGGTCGTTATATGCAGAAAGTAGCTAACAAAAATGAGTATGTAGCAGAGGGTCACTTCTTCGGTAATCTTGGAACTGACCTGAGAAGGGCTTTCGGTGTCATTAAAGACTTAAACGAGAGCTAATTGAAAATTAAGGGGGTTGGGCAATCTGACCCCCTTTTCTCTTATCGTTGGGGGTTGTAATGAACATTACAGTCAAGGGAAGGCCAGAGGTTTCCCCACCTGCCTGGTATGTAAAAGAACTTCAATTGATTGACCCAGAATTGTACGTTTTCTGGAATCATCGTTTCCAAAAATACTTAATTGCCCGCAAAGCTCCCCCCAATGTTTTCAGGGAAGGCTATCTAGTTGAATATATGGTTGATAAATGTGATAGACGCTCTTTGAATGCATTGAAGCAAGCGGTGTGGGAAAGAGAGCATATATACAGCATTGTGGATAGATGGTTAAAACATCTCGACGATGAAGAAGAGGAAAAGGCTAGAAAAGAAGAGCAGAAGAGAAGGGAAATGTTTAATGAATTCTTGAAAAAAGCCTGGAAATTTAATCATTCCACAACTGTAACATGAGGGTAAAATGAATAAAACTGAATTAATAACATACATAAGAACACTCGCTGATGAACTCAATGAAGCCCCAGAGGGATTGTTTACAGATACAGAGCTTGGCGCTTTTATAGATGTAGCAAGATTAAAGGTTGAGTTAGATTTAATTGAATATATCCCCTGGTATTTCAGGAAAAAGAAGGATTTTAATTTTACCAAAAATAAGGATTCTTATTCTGTTGCTAATGATTTATTAATTACCGATTTATTCCTTTTCGAGAATATAGTTAAACATGAATCAGGTAAAAAACCAACTCCATTAATCTATCTTGAAGACCCATCGGAAGAATTGAATGATTATGGTGACGCTGGAGAAAGTGGCGAACCAAGGGTATTTTGGAGAGAAGGAGAAGATACCGTTGGGGTTTGGCCAAATCCTGATGATAGCTATTCTTATCGTGCATGGTATTATCAGCAAATACCCAAAATAACAGATTCTATCCCCCTTCCTGAATCCCTCCACGAACTCCTTGCCCTTGAAGTCTTATTGAAGTGGTATATCAGAGACGAAAACAGCGTTAATTACACTAAAATCACAACTAAATACAATGAAATATTAATGAGGGGGGCTTATGAACTTCAGGCTGCCCAAGGATTAACTTACAGAATGAGACCATCAATTAAGGAGTCTATAAATTAATTAATCCATAAAAAATGAAGCAATATAGCAAGACATCAATAAATGACCTAGGGGGGACTTTAAA